ACGGCCTCCTTGTGCCAGATCGCATATGAGGCGGCGGCTCGGGGCTATAATGTCCTGTTTTACTCTCACGAGATGTGGAGTATTGATATCTGGACTCGAATTTTCTGTCAGCAGGTAGGGATTCGCGGCGACGACTTCGTTCACAGTAGCCTGACCGACGAAGAGAAGAACCAAGTTCGAGAGTTCGTTCAATACTCAGCGCCTCGCACTCTTAGGATCTCCGACTCCGGCGGGAAGACCCCACTATCTCTAAGGGCAGAACTCGCTCGCTTTAAAGCGAAACACGGTGAACCCCATATGGTAATCGTGGATTACCTTCAAAGGATGAAGAGTCCCAATAAGAGTGGCAATCGGTTTCAAGAGGTCTCTGAGATTTCCCGCAGTCTGAAAGACATGTCGATGGAGTTTGGCACTCGAATGATTGTAGCCGCTCAAGTTAGCCGCGTTGCCGAAAATAGACCTGGGGGCGATAACCGACCCCAGATGAGCGACCTAAGGGAGTCCGGCGACATCGAAGCGGATGCTGATCTAATCCTCTTCCCGCACCGCCCCAGTCTGTACTGGAAGAAAGTCGGACAACCGCCGCCGCCCGATGAACTGATCGTCGCCAAGAATCGACAAGGGCGAACTGGAATAATTCAGATGGAATACAAAGGCTCTCACTATCGGTTTGTGGAACGAGTTGGCGTGTGATAGTATTGCTCAAGAACTCTCGCGAGAGAACTAAACCAAAAGGACAGAATGCTATACAAAGTAAACTTTAAGCTAAAAACGGAAGACGGGAAGTCGTACAAGGAATTCATTTACGTCTTAACGGAAAACCAAACGGCGGCGGCAGCAGCAGCGCAGCCGTTCATTGATTCGTTTTACCAAGACGCCAAGGCAAACATCGAGCTTACCTCTGTGACTCATATCCCAGAGGGGACGGTCATCACCTGCCCGATGTCCTTAGAGATGATTCCAGCAAATGCTAAGGCAGAAGATCCGCTTTTGTTCGACAAGCCGTCCGTACTTATTTCCTAGGAACTAGCAATGAGTGATTTTCAAGTAATTCGACGCGCATCACACCCCGCAGCAGCAAAGCTGGAGAAAGATTTTGCTGATTTGATCCTTGGCACGGACGTTACGGGCGAAGAAAGAGAAATCCTGTCAACGGTCATGGAGAATCCAGACGCCAATATTGAGATTGCCGTCCCGGAGAACATCGAGACCGACGATCTTTGTCGGTATATTGAGGCTTGCACTAAAGCATTTCGTCGCGTCGGCATGGCGCAGCGAAAGCTAATCCCTGTGCTTGGCCGATTATTCATACTCGTTCAGTATAGGAAAGATGTTCAAGAGAAGTTTGGCTGCGTGTCGTTCACGCAGTTCATAGAAGAATTTGTTCCACGCAATCTGAAGGTAAATCGAAACGATGCATATGCTTGCCTTCGGATTGCCCGAGAGTTCCCTCAGATCACGCCGAATTCTTTCGACAAACTGACAATTGCAAAGCTGAAGGCGATTTCTCGTGCTATTCCGTACAACAAAGGCGCAATCTCTGCTAAGGAAATTCAGACCCGTAACCAGTTGGTCGAGGTAGCAAAAGAGAAAAGCTACGAGGATCTGATTTACCATATGCACGACATGGGACTTGTTGATAAAGAGCAAGCCATGCCGTCGAAGGTCTTAATTCGGACTAATGAAGAGGGAAAGGCGAACTGGGAGAAGATGTTGAAAGATCCCAAGATCCACTCTTACGTTGGCAGCGATAACGAAGGAGCTATCCTTGACGCCATGATAGGAGAGTGTTATATCACATGGCTGGCGGTTCAACAGGCAAATGAATAAATCAACGCTAGAGAAGGTCACCGGCTGGAAGGTGATCAAGATGAGCAGAGAAAGCTATGGGCTGGCGGAGACAGAAGACTCCGCCCCCACTTATGTCGAGAAAGGCAAAAAAGAGGGAGTCGTTTTCGACAAGCTGCACCAAGCTTTCTGGAAGGCTCGAAAGGAAAAGGTATTTGAGCGAGACAACTGGCGATGCCGTCAATGCTCTAGCGTTTTGCAGCTACAGGTTGACCACATCGTTAATCGAAGCTGCGGTGGAACGCATGACATGGAGAACCTTCAAGTACTATGCGCGAACTGCCATCATTACAAGACGATGCGCCTCTCGAAATAACAATCAAGGCCGACGTTATCAGCAAGAAAAACGCTTATGCGTCGGGCCGAGGCGGCAGAAGATTCAAGCCTAAGCGAGTCGTAGACGCCGAAGAGACGGCTATGTTTCAAATCCCGCATGAGTACTACTGCTTGAACTTGCAGCATCCGGCGATAGAGTTCAAAGCATACCTGCCGAAGAAACTATGGTCAATGGACCGAGATGGCGTTTGGACGACGATCCTTGATTATCTAGTAAAAGCCCAAGTCCTGAAAGACGACAACGTAAGGAATTTCAATGCTCCGGTATACTTCCACCCGGTATCGGAGTCGAATGAGAAAATCTTCAAGCTAAGGATTTATCCGAATGGAAAGCTCAATATCAGTACGGACCTCTGACATCTATCACGCCGCCACGCTCCTACTCCAAACCGGAAACGTGGGGCTAGAACGCGCCACGCGGCTGCTGGAATCCATAGCCGGAAAGGATGGCGATACGGATCGAGACGTGGCATACAGCGCCCTCAGTTCCGCGCTGCTCAAGACGGGAGACGCCGACAGGGCGCTGAAATACGCCAATAAGGCCCTGGAAATAAGTCAGCAGCCGATGTATTACGCCAATCTGGCGCAGGTGCAGATGTATCAGCACAAGCCCCTTGAGGCAATAGAGTCTTGCGAGTCCGGATTTAAGGCACTGGCCCAGGCTGACGTCTTTGACGATCAAGCCAACAACCAACTATTACTCAAACAAGCCAGCGCCTTCAATATGGCCCGAATGTACAAGAACGCAAGGCTACAACTGGAGAAGCTTCCTGGTCGGCCAGACTTCAAAACATACCTAGGGATGTCGCGGATGGCGGAATGCGATCCGACCATCTTCAGTGCCGGGTTCCAAGCCTACGGCGCTAGGCGGGAAGCGTACAAGGCCATGGTGCCAAAGGTTATTCATGACTCGATATTTCGGCGCATTGAATTAATGGGCTATTGCGACTGGAACATCCTCCTAGAGCAGGGCTTAGGCGACTGCGTCATGATGCTTCCGTATATCTTGGATCTAAAGAAGCCCAGCGAGTCTTCTGGGCACAAGCGGAAGATTCGTATAATCTCACTCGACGGGCGGCACGATGATTTCGTAAACGACGTCGCCAAATTCTTCTGTGACGACATCATCAGAGCTAAGTGCATCTCCTCGCAAGATCTTCACCAAGTAAGCGGCGGCTTTCTGTGGATGTTCGACCTGCTAGTGGACGGCATCAAGCGACAAGCGCCGTATATCCAAATGGAGAAGCAGATTGTTGATCTTGCGTCTCAGTATCGCGGAAAGGTCGGGATCTGCTGGCGCGGGAATCGGCTGCATCAGAACGACCACTGGAGGAGTGCTTCGATCAATGACTTTATGCCAATCATAGACAAGTACGGAGAGGACTGCGTGTCTCTTCAATATGGACTGACCCAAGAAGAGAGGCAGTTGCTGAATTCCTTTCAGGTCGACAAGTGGGAGACTAAGGGATTGACCGCGCTGATTGCGGTTCTCTCAAACCTGAAATCCGTAATTACTGTGGATACCGCCATCTCGCATTTAGCTGGAGCAGTTGGCGTTAAATGCGTCACTCTACTTCCGACGAATCCAGACTGGCGGTGGGGAAATCACGGCAGCGAATCTCGGCCTTACGGTGACAGCCATCGGCTAGCGCGTCAAATCAAATGCGGAGACTGGAGCGATCCAGTCAATGAAGCGATGAGGGTGATCGCTTGAAGAAATTTGGATGCTATTTGCCTAAAGCCGGAGCCTACGGATGGGGCCGGTGTTCAGAGAACGTGATGCCGCACTTGGGCAAATACGGCATTTTTACTGGCGAGGCGACCATGCTTCATCCACCAAGGGAAGATTCAGCCATTGCGTTATCTGCGATATCTGACTTCCGGTTTCAATACACTTCCGACAAGGTCGGAAAGTACAACGTCGGATATGGCTTCATCGAAAACAACATCTTAGCCGAGCAGAATTCTTACTACGCCCGCCGTCTATGGGACGTGATCGTCTGCGGGTCTTCGTGGATGAGAGACTGGCTGTCGAATGTCCTTGAGACAGAGTGCGGGATAGCGGTTCAAGGAGTTGATTTTGACGCATTTCGGCCAGGGCCAAAGCGTAGCACTGCCGACAAAGAGAGAGAGGTGTTCACCATTGGCTCTTTCGGTAAATTTGAGTTCCGGAAGGGCCAAGACATCGTAATTAAGGCGGTGTCCATATTTCAGCAGATGCATCCCGAAGTCCATTTGGTATACAACTGGACAAATCCGTGGCCTGGACTGATGCGAGATTTTGCGTGGAATTCTAACACCTTGGTCAAGATGCCATATTCCCTGCAAGACGCTTGGTATAAAAATGATGAGCATGCATTCTTTGATGCGGTCCTGCAAAGAAACAAGGTCTCAAACGGAAAAAACGTCTGCCTCTGGCCTATGAGAGACGCCTATTTGGCTTGCGACGTTGCGCTTTTTCCTAATCGCTGTGAGGCAGGGACCAACCTTTGTCTAATGGAAGCATTAGCCTGCGGCGTCCCTTGTATCGTCACGGACGCGACTGGGCATACTGACATCACTAGATCTGACGAATACCCGCACAAAGACCTCTTGCTGACATGTGGAGAGAGCAGGGTTTTTTACCAAGGAGGCGAACCGCTTGGAGAATGGCACAGCCCCTGTGTTGATGAAGTGGTTTCAAAACTAGAACTAGCATATCGAACGCGAGATAATTTAGAGAGCAGAAGGAATTCCTCTGGACTAAGCAAAGATCTCTCGTGGCGCAAAACGGCTGACGACTTATATTTCAATATGAACACATTAAGCGGGCTGGCTGGCGTGTACGATCGACTACATCCCTGACAAGGCTTTGCCTGAAGATGGGCTGATAGACTATCTCTATGGATTACCGTAAAGTCATTGAAGACGCTGGCTATTCTGTCGAAAACATCGGCAGGTATAAGCTGGCCGCGCTACTCGGATGCGGCGAAAAGAAAGCGAGAAAGATCGTGGCGTCCCTTCGCGCTGAAAGCGGTCCCGGGAAAGCGGCTTCGCATGAATATGTCGGAGACAAGTGGAACATCACTCTGGATAAAACCAGAATTCATACGCTGGAAGACCTGATACGCTTTTTCAAGGTAGATCTATCAACTTGGGAAGTAGAGAGATTCGTCTGCAATAGTTGGGAAGTAGGAGCCAAGGACGCAGCCGGGAAGGTTCAGACCACACCGCTCTATCAGGTAAAGGCGACATTCCGGCGTCTGGTTGCGGCAAATATTGAAACCGTCAAGAAGGCGCTAGAGGAAGTTCGCAGGGATTTCATAAAGAATCCAGTACAACTGCCAAGGAGACTTCGGTCCGTTGAGGACGAGGGCTTGGATATTGCACTGGAAATCAGCGTCTTCGACGCTCATTTCGGGAAGCTGGCGTGGGACGAGGAAACGGGATGGGGGAACTACAACACAGCAATCGCGGTTGCGGAATACGAAAAAGCCGTGGATGCCATATTAAGCCGGTGCTTCTACAGCCTCGGCAGAATCGTATATGTAGTTGGGAACGATATTCTGAACAGCGACAATCGTGAGGGAACCACCACCAAGGGTACGCCCCAGTCAAACGACTCCCGATACCATAAGGTCTTTGAGTCGGTCCTGAAGACGATCATCCGACAGATTGAGAAGATGAAGGCATGGTGCGCGGTGGACGTAATTTTCGTCAGCGGTAATCATGACGACCTGTCTGTCTGGCATCTTGGCAATTGCGTCAGTATCACCTATGCCAATGACCCTGACGTCACCGTGTACAATGATCCACGGCAGCGAAAGTACTGGAGCTGGGGCGAAAACCTGCTGATGTTTGAACACGGCGAAAAAGGGGCGCACAAGGACAAGCCCCTAATGATGGCCGTTGAGCAACCGGACTTATGGGCGAAAAGCAAAATCCGAGAGGTTCATCTCGGACATTTGCATCAAGAGCGAGTCTATGAAAAGATGGGTGTTAAAGTTCGCGTCATTCCGGCGCTTTGCCCTCCAGACCACTACCACTCATCTCAAGGATACGTTGGAAACGTCGCGGGGGCGCAAGGCTTTATCTGGAGCAAAGAAAACGGGCTGATCGGGACCATAGAGTATTCAATAAAGGAGAAATAGAATGATAATTCCGGTTTATGAAGTTTGGGGAGACAGCGACGGATACAAGCAGGCAACCGTAACCCCCCACGATTCCGACTACGGATCAATCGAGATAAAGGTATTCCAACACTGGATCTGCGAAGCGTCTGACAATGAAGTCCGTTTAATAATCCACGACCTAGAGCAGGCCAAGTCCTTCATCACGGCGATTAAAGAGGTCGTTAGGAACGTCGAGAATTATCAAAAAGAATCGGAGAGTTAGCGGGATGAGTCGACCGGTCAAATATGGATACCACGGGTTGGATAAAGACCTAGCCGATCTAATGGGCGGACTAGATGGGTGGCGGGAAATCGTGGAAAGTCTCTATGACGATCTAGTCGCCATGGGATGGAGTCGGGATCTTTTTCAAATCAAGGAGAAGTTCGGCGGACTGCGGTTCTATATCGGCGAAGGCTCCAGTGAAATATTTGACCGTATCGCCAAAGCGGAGAATACCTCTCTCGCAACCTGCATGGTATGCGGAAATCCGGGAAGACGAACTGGAAAGGGATGGATCTTGACGCTGTGTGAAGATCACGAGCAGGGCAGATGAACTACTGGATCTTGATTCCAATTCTCATAGCGCAGCAGTTCAGCTATGTCTTAGTCAGCCGCGCCCGAAACAGCAACAGTATCATGTACGGAACTATTGGCTCGGTGGCATCAAACTGCACCTACTTCGTTGGTCAGATCCTCATGGTCGACCAATTTATGAAGATACTCCGAGAATCCAACATGCGCCACGCCATAGTGCTTGGCGCTATCTATATAACAACAATGACGCTTACCGCATCTGCGTCCCAGTGGATATGTATGCGTTGGTTTGAGAAAGGGAAAAATGATCCACGCTAAGGTAATCGCAGACTCAATAAATCGCTTAGGGCATAGGCTTACGACCCTAGAGCTGAACATGCACCGTTTCATCTTGGCAGAATTGAATACGCATCGTGCGCTGTCAAGGAACTCGGCCAGCTCACGCGCTATTCCCGTGCGAAAGATGATAGAAACAGTTCTTGAGAGTCCGGCTGTTCCGATTGAGTTCGGGACAGCAAAGAAAGGAATGCAGGCCGGTCCTCCGCTTGAGGGCAAGGACGCAGAAATAGCCAAGGATATATGGATTGATGCCTCCAGGTCCGCATGTGTTCACGCTGAAGAACTGCTAGCTATGGGAGTCCATAAGCAAGTCGTTAATCGAATTCTTGAGCCATTCCTACCCCATCGGGTTATCGTATCCGCTACAGAGTGGGAGAACTTTTTCGCACAGCGATGCAGTCCGTTGGCGCAGCCAGAGATCAATGTACTTGCCTGCGCGATCCGGGACGCCATGAAAGCAAGCGAGCCGAAGGTCCTTCACTTTGAAGAATGGCACATGCCGTACATCACGGAGGAGGACAGGGAGCAGATTGGTAAATTAGATTGCGCCAAGGTATCCGCCGCACGTTGCGCTCGGGTCTCGTACCTTACCCATGAAGGAAAGCGCGACATCCAAGTAGATCTAGAGCTATTTAGCAAGCTGGTATCTGCCAAGCCTCCGCACTGGTCGCCCCTGGAGCATGTCGCTTGCCCCTATGGCCGAATCGCCGAGAAGAACTTTCGTGGATGGACACAGCTCCGCTGGTTTTGCGAAGAGAACCAAATACATCGCCTAGTGACAAAGGGATAGTCATGATTGAACAAGACTCTGTAAACAGGCCAGCCCATTACACCCAAGGGCCAATGGAAGTGATCGACATTATTGAACAGTACGGATTCTGCAACGATTTCCGCCTAGGCAACTGCATTAAATACTTGTTCCGGCATAAGCTGAAAGGCGGCGAACTGGAAGACCTAAAGAAGGCCCGTTGGTACTTGGACCGATACATTAACAGCAAATCGCAGTAAGGTAAATTGACTAGCGAAAGCCGTGAACAAAAAAACTTAATCATGTCTAGTCCGTGTATCAAGAAGTGCGTCTTACAGGAAGGCACTTGCACTGGATGCGGGAGAACAGTAGCGGAGATCGCTAGCTGGATGTCAATGGACAATGAGCGGCGCGGGGAGATCCTTCGCAGGTTGATAGCCAATCAAGATATTGCACGAAAGGACATTGAGAAGCCCTATCAGTAGTGGTAGTATGGTATTTCGGTCAAAAATATGGCACATGAACTCCCCACAACATATCAGCAGTTTATTGCAACCAGTCGCTACAGTAGGTGGCGCGACGATCTTAATCGAAGAGAGAATTGGGAGGAGACGGTAGATCGCTACTTCGACTTCTTTAATCAGCGCCTCTCCGGCAATGGCAAGCTAACAGAAGAGATGCGTAGCGAATTAGCAGAGTGCCGAGAGGCGGTTTTAAGATTGGAAGTCCTGCCGTCCATGCGGGCGCTCATGACCGCTGGCAAGGCACTGGAGCGAGACGAGGTGGCTGGCTTTAATTGCAGCTACGTGGCAGTTGATCATCCACACGCCTTTGACGAGATCATGTATGTGCTTACCTGCGGAACTGGCGCAGGATTTAGCGTTGAATCCGAAGACGTAAATAAGCTGCCTGATATTCCAGCCGAACTCCACCCTACCGACACAGTGATCGTAGTCTCCGACTCCAAGATCGGCTGGGCTACTGCGTACCGAGAATTGATCTCTATGTTGTACGCTGGCAAGGTTCCAAAATGGGACGTGTCAAAGGTGCGTCCCGCTGGCGCTCGACTAAAGACCTTTGGTGGAAGAGCAAGCGGACCCGCCCCCCTTGTCCGTCTTTTTGATTTTACCGTCAAAGTTTTCACTGGCGCTGCTGGTCGAAAGTTAAAGCCGGTTGAGTGCCATGATATCGTTTGCAAGATCGCAGAGATCGTCGTAGTCGGCGGCGTGAGGCGCAGCGCCCTCATCAGCTTGTCGGATCTAGGTGACAACGAGATGCGTCACTGTAAGTCTGGTAGTTGGTGGGAGAATAACGTACAGCGAGCACTTGCCAATAATAGCGCCGTATACAACTCCAAGCCCGATATCGGTCAGTTCATGGAAGAATGGCTTTCGCTTTATCGCTCAGGTTCTGGCGAAAGAGGGATCTTTAATCGGTACGTTGCCCAACGGTATATCTCAGAACTGCCTAATCGAGATAGCAATTACAGGTTTGGGGCCAACCCTTGTTTGGAGATCCTTTTGCGTTCTGCTCAATTTTGTAACCTATCTAGCGTGCAAATATCACCAAACGATACAGCAGATACCCTAAGGAAAAAAGTAAAGATTGCCACCATTCTTGGCACGCTACAGTCCTCCTTGACCAACTTCCGCTATCTGCGTAAGATCTGGAAAAGAAACTCTGAAGAAGAACGGCTGCTTGGTGTTTCGTTTTCTGGTATCTGCGATAACGAGATGATGAGCGATCCGTACTCGAATCACCTAAAAGAGCTACTGTCCAAGCTGCGCGAACACGCCAGAGAGGTCAATAAAGATTGGGCGGCTAAGATTGGGATTAATGAGTCAACGGCAATAACGTGCGTGAAGCCCGAAGGCACGACAGGACAGCTTGCCGACCGCGCCAGCGGCATTCATCCTCGCTATAGCCAGTACTACATCCGCACGATTCGGGCCGACAAGAAAGACCCGCTTGCAATCATGATGAAGGATGCTGGCTTTCCGGTAGAGGATGATATTACCAAGCCTGACTCTACCTATGTCTTTAGCTTTCCGATGAAGTCGCCTGAAGGCTCTAAAATGCGCGACGATATGACGGCCATTGACCAGCTTGAACTATGGCTCACCTACAAGCAGCATTGGGCGGACCACACTGTCTCTTGTACGATCTATGTCCGGGAGCATGAGTGGATTAGCGTTGCGGCTTGGGTCTACAAGAACTTCGATCATATATCCGGACTTAGCTTCCTGCCGCACTCCAATCACGTATACAAGCAGGCTCCGTATACAGAATGCACGAAAGAGGAATACGAGGCAGCACTTTCCAAAATGCCAGTGTCTATCGACTGGGACGCTCTTTCTCTCTACGAAAAAAGTGACGAGACTACGGGCGCTCAGGAGTTGGCGTGCAGCGGAAATTCCTGCGACTTAGTCTAGCCTGACCATCCTATAAAGCAAAAAGGGAGGCCGAGGCCTCCCTTTTTTATTCCTACTGTTTTTTACCGCACAGACTGTAGTTGGTGCATTAGCTCCCAGACTCGGTGCAGCGATTTAACGTAATCACCATATCCATTGAACCGAGCCGCTTCGTTCTTGAAGTTGTCCCAGTCTTGCTCCTTCGCCAGTGCGAGGGCCATCCCCTCCCACGCCTCGCGATCCAGCTGAATCCGATAGGCGTAGTCAGTTCCAGCGCCCTCGATTATTTGGGAGTCTGGGTCTAGTCCAAATCTACGGCAAAGATTCCGCAAGTGGTCAATAACCCTTGCCCTAACCCAAACTTTCTCACCAGAAACGGAAATACTAAAGAACCCATAGCGGGTGAATAACCACATTCTTTTCTCCTTGAAACTTTAATTCTTGCGGGGCAATGGCGGGAGGTGGGATACTTAGCCCCTCTCCTCCTTTTTAGGCTCGTAAGTGATCCCGTTATCTTCATTCCCGTCCTCTAGCCAGCGAAGACGATGGTCGAATGCACCCATGAAGATTGCTTTCGGGATTCCATTCGGGAACGCGGCGCAAACATACGGATTTACTACTGGATCACGGTGTTTACAGCTCATGCAAAGGGTATTCAGCGCGGCCATGTAGCCGTCTCCGTATTGATTGTTTTTCGGCTTAGCCATTTACTTATTGTACCTTAGCGGGGGTTTGGTCCACAATGTCAACCTCAATATCCCAGATAGGCTTACCGTATGTGGTATCAGGGGGGACTCGTTCGCTGATGGAGCGGATAACGAACGTAGTTCCGCGAGGCAGTATGACCTCATGCTCTCCAATAACTCCCGAAATCGGAGTTCCGTATGCTTTTACCCCGTAATTCTCTTTGCCCGCCTTGATCTTCATTACAATCTTCCCATGAGGATTGGGGGTTATACATCTTTCCCAAGAAGGTTTAATGCTCGTACTGGCAACCCCCACCTCTGTGTACGCCTTCCCGATCCAAGACTTCAAGTCGGAGATATCGGGATGAGTCCCATGAGCGTAGCCATATTGCGCCCAGAAAAAGTGAGAAGGCACAGCTCGCTTGAGCATCATGTCATACCCAAGTTTTATCTTAGAGAGGGCGCTATCTATTTTTTTAATACTGCTTAATGTGGACGATCCAACCGACGCTCCGCTTATAAAATGATCAGCCAGAGATCCATTCAAGTTAGTGTATAACGGTCCGGTGTATGAATCGAGCACGTTTATCTCTGGTCCGGTAAGCTGTGTATTTATAGCGTTTTCCTGGTAGTTCGTGAAGTCGCTAAATAATTGCTGTTCTTCGGCACTGCTATTCGGGCCGTTCCACGCAAAACCAAAGGCGTTCGGTTCCTTGACATACTTAAACAGCTTCGATGCCCAGCCTTGATCAGCCTTAGCGTATGCGTCCTTCACCGGGCTGTATTTAGACGCCGCCTCATTCTTAGCTGCCTCTATCGTGGCGTCGTCAATAGCCCCCTGGATCTTCTGTAGGGCCTTAAATCTCCTTAATGCTTTCTTAGTAACGGCACTCGTCTTGCCGTAAACTTCATTAGCGAAGGCGTAAAAGTTCAGTGCTTCTACCTTGTCCTTGAGCGGCTTGTCCTTACCGACCAAGGATGCCCCAATCAGTGACTGCGCCCATGTGGCCGGTGGGGGAATCTGCCCAGCGGGAAGCGACATGGACGTTCCCGATGGATACGAGTATCCACCGCTGGCATTGGCCCAAGAAGAGATAAAGACAGGCTGCGTGCCAGTGGCCTTCAGGTATTCCAAGTATGGGATTAAGAGATCTTCTAGGTACTTGACTCTGTCGATATCAAACTGACTTGCGGTTCCATCGTTGACTTTATCTTGGTAGCCGGTAAGCTTCGATTGAGAAATTGAAAGAAGGCTATCTACAGTGTAGGTTCCGTCTTTTAGTTCTTTAAGTCTCTTCTTAAAAGAAACCTGATTATCTGAGGTCTGTGACTGGTAGGACTGTATGGCAAACTCGGGAATCGAGAAAGACCCCCCGTACACTTGAATTTCTTGTGTGCTTACCGCGCCGCCAGAAAGAAACACACTAGCAGTATTAGCAGCAGCTTGTGATCCAGTTAGAGGCTGCGATGGTTGCGATTGCTGTACCGGCGGTGGAGGCTGAGTGGCAACCGCCGGGGACGGCGGGGTTGCCGTTTGCGTAATAGGAGGAGCGACTACCTGCGGGGCGGGGGTGGCTTGGGTGGGAGTACCGGGCCATTGGTATTTATCGGTCCATCCAGCCGACTCACCAAACGACTGCCCTGCTTTTTCGAGAAAGTCTTTAATTTCGGAAGTCGTCTTGCCTTGAAGCTCTTGCTTAACGTACTTGAGGTACGGGAGCGTCCCCTCGGCTTCGTATAGATTCTGATTCACCCCTAGTGCGTTGATATTGAAGTCAATATTTTGGATTACATTTCCACCATATCCGCCCACGGCAACATAGGCAACATCGTCTAAGAACGTCTTAATGTCAGCGACAAAGGCACTTTTGTCAAAACTAGGATTGTTAATTGCCTGAGCGACCGAATCTGGCACCAGCGCCGAATTGACGTTGTATGCCGGGAGCGATATCGAAGTCGTGCCGCCAGTCGAGGAAGGTGAAGCCTGGGCGGGCGGTGGCGCAGTGGCTTGCTGCTGGGCGGCGGCTATAGCTTCCAGCGAAGACTGCCAGTTAGAAGGAAGTCCAAAGGAACTCCCCTTACTGTAGAGATAACTCTTGCTCAAGGATGCGCTGACCGAGGCTAGGCCGACTTCATAGGCGTATTTGATACTCTCTAGAACCGGAATGACGCCTTCTTTAAGCGCATTATCTTCGTCGTATGTAAACCATGTGGTGTTTAATTCCTGTTTGATTTCGTCGATTTGGCCCTGTATTGCATCTTCGTAAGATTTCCCTTGGTTGACAACCGAATCATAGGCACCAATTATCGCCATTTGAACTTTATCGACAAAAAATTGTTTGTCAAAAACAGGACCAGAGGGCGTAGGCGGGGAGTTAAATGCTTGCGCCACGCTGGTGGGAACCTCAGCATTGAGGGAAAGACTGGGGTCGGAAATTATCGAATCGCCAGAGGAAGAAGACGCTGGTGGGGGAGCTGCTTGGGCGGGCGGTGGCGCGGTAGGTGAAGGAGTTGACTGAGGCGCTTGGACTGATGGAGGTGGCGCAGTTGAGGCAAGGGCGGCGGCAGGCGCTGCCGCGACCTGTAAAGTCGGCGACACAGGCTGGAGACCGACCTTAACAAGGATCGCATCGCGGCGCTGAATGAGGTTATCCGCTAAGGCGGCTTTCTTTTCATCAGTGCCAAATCCGTAGGTATTGACCAGCTTGCGAATCTTCGCATCTGTGATGCTGGCTATGACTTGAGCACTGTCCTTCAACTGCTCCGGGGTCATTTTGCCAAACACCGCTTTCTGCTCGGAAGTCGTAGTCTGCATAGACTCGAACTCAGGGGCAGAAGGGTCAAGTAGCCCGTTTGTCACCCCATGGGAAGCACCCTTGGGGAGGCCCTGCGCCCTGAATAAGAGCGCCCCGCCTGGGTCTATATTGATTGCTGTTCCGTCTTGGGCGATAAACGTATTGTCATACCCCATCCCCAAGACGTCGTAGTTGGCTAGCCAAGCGTGAAGGGCAAAAGTCTTCTGAGCGGCTGATAAGTGATCTGGGTTGTTCTTATCGAAAGCGGTCAAGCCCTCGGCGACCTTACTAGCAACCCCCAAGCCGCCGCCGTATTTGCCTTCAAGGTCAACCAGCTTCATCTTTGGCGCACCAGCAGGGACTATGGCGCGAATCAACTCAGCGGCCAATACCTCGTTGGATGCCCGATCGTCGCTCTGCTCTGGAGTGACTGAGCCTTGCACCTTTTGTTTATTGCCCTTAATCAGCCATTTATTACCCGGAGTGTCGCCGTACCAGCCGCCAGGGTTTGATCCTTCGGTCTTCGGAGCCTTCTCTGGCCCGTAGCTGGATATCTTCATCGGGGTGCCGTCTTTTACTTCGGCCAGCTTCCCAGAAGATATCATAGCCTCAAGGTCATTGAGGATCTTCTTGTCTACCTGCTTATTCAGTAAAGACTTTGCGTCATTAATCGTAGCCAGATTCAAGGCCTGGGCTTCCCAACCCATATCCTTCGGGCTTCCGCCAGACCTGACGGCGATGTAGTATCGGGCCTTGGACGTGTCGCGCTCATAGTCGCCGAGGACTCCGACTATATCGACCTTTAGCCCAGTTTCCTCCCATGCCTCCTTGATGGCATTCTCCTGCATAGTAAGGCCGGGTTCTACCGTGCCTTTGGGGAATGTTGCCATGTATCCGCCAAATGCGTTGGTCGGGGATAAGAGCCAAATGCGCCCGTCGTCTTCAATGATGATAACTCCAGCGCCAGTCTTCTTTCCGGGAGTTTCCGTGAAAGGATTCCTGCGATCCAGTGACTCCTTAGTCCCCGTGATTCCAGCCCATCCAGACTGTGGCGGATTCCAGGATTTCACCTCTGTCTTTCCCAGCGACTGTGGAGTGCTAGAGCCTGGAGTGAATACGGCAGTAGTCGAAGCGTCGGACCAAGTGGTGTCTGGAGTCGGCGTACTGGGACTGTCGATAATTACCGGCTGGCCTGAGTCGTTCAGCTTGGGATGGGCTAAGGGTGCCACCACTCCAGGCTGCGTTGCTAAAGTGGTGGTAGGTGGCGTAACGGGAGAAGCTGGCGTCACCGAAGCAGCTGGCGACACCGAAGCGGGTGGCGCAGTCTGGACTGCTGGCGCGGCAGTGGTCGGTGCGGCAGCGGGCGAAGGAGTGGCTTGCGGCGTGACTTGAGATGTCGGACTGGAGGGCTGCGGTGATGCTGGAGTTGGCTGAGGAGAGGCGGCTGGTGCCGAGACTTGGGCAGGCGTAGCGACTGAAGGAGTTATGGCGACCGGGGGCGGAGGGGTGGACGGCGGGGCAGTGGCTGGCGCTGCCGAAGGCGCTGTGGTAGCTGGCGCTGTCGAAGGCGCAGTGGTGGCAGTCGGCGAAGCCTGTGCGGCGGCTTGAGCTAGTTTCTTTTGTTCGATAAACTCCACTGCGGGAAGGAAGAATCCCCCAACTACATCGGAGTAGGTCTGATAGTCTGGAATGGACGAATCACCAACAAAAGAACCAGGGTCTTGCTGCGCCTTTTTTAGGTCTCTCTTGATTTGCTCTATTTGGTTAGAAAGGTCGGCGGTATCTAGCCCCTCAAAGTATTGCAAGCCGTTAAAAACAGAATTCTTGATGTCTTGGCTGAACGAATTAAACTTTCCAACCAACGGCAGAGGTATCTCAAAAGCAAATGTGCCGTCTGAACTAAGTATTTCCACGACCTCCGGCTCGCCCGAAGCTAAGGATTGACCAACAGAAGAGGAAGGGATCGGGGCGGCAGCTGCTGGCGGAGCAGGCTCTGCCTCGGTCGCGGACTCAGCAGCGGAAGCCTTGCCCTTTAAGAATTCATCGACCGCAGCCTGCTGATCCGTGAACTCCTTAGACTCATCCTGCTCCAGGAACTGTTTGAACTCTTTAGGCTCTACGCCGCTCTTGCGAAGCCGCGCCCTTCCCGCCCTTGTTCCAAGTAGTTTAGTGAGCAGGTCCAGTACGACGCCGACTTCGCCGCCGGTGGTAAAGGCTTCTTTGGCGTTTTCGCCGATATCCCCTAGTTTCCTGCCACCATATAGGGTCTGTATGACGTCTTGACCGATCTCGGCAAACCACTCTTGACTACCCTCGGCAAGAAACTGCTTTGCTCCGGACTTCGCAATATCCTTCAGCGACGGGAAGAGAGACTCCAGCAATACCTTAGGCGAGACCCCTTCCTGGATAGCGCCAGCCCCCCTTAGGCTCTTAAACAGCCTGCCAAGCGGAAGCGCCTCAGTGGCCCCTAGTAATCCGCTAGCGAGGATGACGCCAGCCCGCTGCTTTGCATCTAGCTGGACGCCGCTATCGTCGAGACGACGCATGGCTTCGTCGATAGCACCCAGCGACCCAAGCGTTACCGTCCCGCCTTTGCCGGTAAGCAGGAACGGCACGCTGGACCCTAGTGCCTCAGAAAACTGCCCAACCCCAGACACTGGGGCCTTGGGCAACATCTCCTCCTCTTGCTTGCGAAGGCGCTTTCTGTCCGCAGCCGTCCGTTCGATAAACTCTTTTGGCTTAGAGTCCAGCGGCACGACACCAACTGCGTCCCCCGGTGCCATCTCAGTGCTTGGTAGTAAATTGGCCGCGCCCTGCATGGCGCGTGTTACTGTAGATACCACGCCTCTGTCAAAGCCGCGAGCGACATCTTTCAGCAGGCTGGGAGCATCAACTTCCTCAAGCTGCGCTTTTCCCGGAGGAATCGACGGCATTATCGGGGGTGGCGCGGTCGACTTGCTGGCAACTGGCGCAGGAGCCTGAGGAGCCGCCGGTTTTACGGCAACTGGCTCTGTCCCAGTAGGAGCCTCCTTTTCTTTCTCGGATACAGAGGGAGGGGGCGCTGTCTGCTTTGGTCGCCCTTTACTGATGTCAATTACCTTGGGAGCCAAAACCTCCTTGGATGTCTTGGGACGCCCAAAGAAATCATACTCTTCCTTTGACTTTGTTTTTGCGGAAACCGAAGGCGGCGGTCCAGCTATCTCAGCCTCTGCCCTTCGTTGCGCTGCGGCCCGACGATCCTTGGCGGACTCTACGCGGGCCTGCTCTGGAGTCATCTCCGCAATCGCAGAACCTTTAGGCGTCTCAACCGGTGCCGCCTCCTTTGGCGTCGAGGCCGGAATGGAGCGCACGATATCCTCAAGGTCGTACTTCTCGCCCCGGTGAATCTTGCCGCGAATCCCGAACATCGCTTGCTTGATCTCAAGAGGAACATCCGTGATGGATTCAAAAGCAGCGCGAGGCGTGTCCGAGTAGAAAGCGTTAAAGAGCTGCTCTTGCTTCTCAATTGAAACAGGTAGCTGATGGACCTGCGTGAGTATATCCGGAAGTTGCTGGTCTGCCATGGGTTCCTTTATTTGCTCAGGGGAGCGTCAAATTCCCCGGCGCTTAATTGAGTCTGGGTCTGAGCTCCTCCCATAGAGGGCGGTTGACCCGTGGGCCTTTCTGAAATCGCACTAGCGACTCCAGCCGATCTAGCCGTGGAGGATATAGGTGGCTTTGCCGTTGAAGCATATCGCAGAAACGGTATAATCTTCTCCGTGGTTGTTGTCGGTTGCTTCAGGGAGTAAAATAAGGCGGCGACCTGAGATGGTGTTACTATGTTTCCATGCATCAACTGAGCAAAGGACACAGCAGTCACAAGCGGCTCCCCAGTGGCTTGGCTTGCTTGGGGACCAGACGCATTACGGGATGCTTTTCCAATTACCGCAAGATCAGCGTCTCGCATAGCCATCAAGCCAGCATCCTTGATGTCAGCAAACTGATTAGGCGCGACTTCAATCTTCCACGGCTCTGCCTTTGAGATCATTGACCCAGGAGGAGGATTTACTTGAGACCGTATATACTTCAACTTTTCCAAGCCCTCCTGCACCCCTTCTTTTAAGGACCGAGCGAACAATTCCCTAACTTTTGACTTCAAGTGCTCCGACTCCGAAACTTGAAAGTTTGGGTTTTTTGCTTTGTCATAGAACTGGTGAAGCTTTAGGTAAAAGTTCTTCTTATTTTCAGTAGCCTCTTTGAATGTTAAATCCTGCATTCCGCCCTGGGGAAGGGTTTTTTCAAATCCAGAAAACAGGGATTCAAGCGTCCTCTTCTCTTGGTCGTCAAGGTTGTCCCATCCTTGTTGCTTCTTGAACTTATTCCAGTTATCAGCCAACTTGCTTCGTATGTCAACGATTCTCGCGCTTGCATCGATCAAGCCAGTGGGATCAGCCATCCCTTGCTGATGCTTTAATACGGAAGCCTCTTCTAACCATTTGTCTGCGTCGTCCGCAGCCTTCTCCATATTGTCAGAGATTTTCTTGAATCGAGCCTCTATGGCCTGAACGCCTTTCTTTGAAAAATCGCTCTCTGTCTCCAGTAGGCGATTTGCCAACTCCTCTTGGTAGTCTTCGCCGATAGTCTTCTTTGGCAAAACGGATTTAGCTGCCTTCAGTAAGAATCCCTTGGCTGTTTTCTTCGCCCCCCTGCCCGCTAGGCTTAAGGCTGTCTCTATAGCCGCTCCCGTCTTGGCGTCTTTAATAGCCGCCTCGGCATCTCCGGTCTTTGACGCCTGCTGAATCCCTGAGGTGGTGGCACCAGTAGCAGCCCTACCGGTGTACCGCAAGGGTTCCTTTAACAAATACTTTCCAAGGCCAGCTTCAGTGGCCTTGGCGACAGGAGCTGCCTTGGTCATTAACTTGGAGCCAAGAGCAAGGAGCTTCGGGGACTTCAGCACGGCCTGCTTTACCCACCCACTCGGAATAGCCAACTGAGCAACGTCTCCAACGACGGAGCCAATCTTTCCAGCCACAGTGTCAGGTGCCTCCCCGATTGAGGCTAGAGTCACCGGACGCTTGCCTCCGTCTGGAGTGCCAGTCTCGAAAAGAACCACCTTACTAGGGTCGCCGCCACCAAGTCGCATCAATTGAGCGGGGATTCCCGTGATCGAAGTGGCGGCACCGGCGGCTAGATCAGCTAATGATTTAAGGCCCCAGCTTCCCGTTGCCGCGATTGGGTCAGCAACATCTTCAGCCACGGATTTCCCAAGTCCAGAAACAACTTGAGATGAAATTCCAGGAGCCGAAGTCGGCGGCGGCGGCGTTGGTCCCATTTTAGCGCCTAGCTTCAGGGCATTCTGGACCTGATCCTCAGGAATGTCCCAAGACTCCTTTCCGTCTGGGGACATCATAATTACTGTTTTCTTGCCGTTTCCATCAGCCATTACTGACTCCTTTTCTTGGCTCCAGGGATTTGCGAAAGAGATCCGGGCGGCGTGACTGGCGAAGTTGGCGGCGGGGTGTATTTACGTTCTTTCGGAGCCGATCCATCTTTCGGAGTCGATCCGTAAAAAGTCTGTTGAATCTTTTCTGGATCAATTTGCCAACCACTAATGGACTGAATTCTGTCTTGCTTCTCTCGGTCGTCAATTCGTTTCAATTGACCGTAAAAGCCCTTAATTAATTTCCATAACTCAATCCTGGCCCCAGGAGTAGACTTCGTACTGCCCGTTCCTAAAAACGCATTCAACGTCGCCCTAAGGTTGGCCGCTGGCCCAGATATATCAGCGCCATACCCTTCCTCTTCCAGCGGTCTGACAACGCTTCCATCGTCGGTTATTTTTGCAGCTAGGCGCTGGAGGGATTTATCCATCAAGCTCAAGTGATTTTGGCGCTGATTCTCCGGTATTTTTGACATATACCCTGCGGGATCTGCAATGTAAGCATCAACATTGATCCCCTGGCCCTTGTCCTCGCTCAGGAAGGCATTATATTGAGAATCCATCTTTCTGAACGTGTCATGAGCCTTGCTGTTCAAGTACATAGTATGTGCCTTGACGAGGGCATCTTGCTTTTTAATGTTTAACTTATCCTCTGCCTCAGCCTCTCTCCTTGCATTGCCTCTGACCTGTCGCTGTTCTGCCGCAATATCTGCTCGGTCCTTATCTAGTTTGTCGGTGATGTATTTCGACACCCTAGCGTTGATACCTTTAATAACCGGCAAGTCGCCTTGATTTATAGCTTGATTGATCTCCGACCTGAAGGCGGCAATCACCCGAGGGTCTTCCCCTTTTAGGAGCTGATCAACGGATTTCGTTGCGCTATCTACAGCCTCTTTTACCTCTAGGCTAGTTCCCTGTCCAGGCTTCAGCCTCTTCAGCGAAGGAAGTGGGTAAAGAGTCTGAGTGTCAGGGTCGTAAATGCCAGACATTACTCCCCTGCCTGGATAATTGACCGTAATGTTTTTGCCGGTCAAACGCTTGCCTCCAGGGGTCTCAAACTCCTCAGTGGTCTGGCTCTCACGGTAAAGAGGGATGCCGGTAACCTGAGCCGCAGTAGCCGCTTGGTTAATCTCCGCTTGGCTAAGAGGAATACCAACTCGCGCCGGAGATGACTCTTCCTTGGCCGGGACCGGCGGCTGCGCTCCCGCCATCACTGGGGCGGGAGCGACCGGAGGGATTCCTGTCCCCGCCGCCGTTGCGCCGGAAGATGCCCGCGCACCCCCCTGCCCAAAATACTGCTGCATCACTTGCATCTTGAGCTGATCGGATGGAGACACCGACCTAAACTCTTGGAGGGCCTCAGACAAAGCAGGAGAGGCGAACGCGCCGCCAAGCGACTGCTCTGCCTCTTGGCGTATAGCCGATATCCCAGGGTCTTTAAGGATATCGCCAGACTGCATATAGGGATTATCCTTAATTAGCTGCCCAAGCCTCGACCTAATCCGTCCCTCGTACTGAGACGCAAGCCTAGTCTTTGAGCGATTTGGGTCGCTGACGGCCTGTAACGCCTTCAGCACCGGGTCCATGGTAAGTTCCATGCCTTTTTTTGGCACAGGACCAGCCACCGAGGAGGCGATGTTCTTAATTACGTCAGTCAGCGGGTTGCCGGTTTTTTTAGACGTAGCCTCCGGGTCACCAGCGATTCGCCGGATCAGCGGTGCTTCCAATTCTGCGTAAAGACCTCGCTTCTCATTGTCCGTCAGGTCGCTGGACGCAACACGCTGCATCGCCTGCTGGTAGGCGTCAAATTTGCGCTGCTCTTCCATCTGCTGCTGCATATACTTCTGCTGACGACCCTGGCGCAAGCCGCTAATGAAGTTCATCGCGATATTGCCAATCGCAGATCCTGTACCCTCAAGGCCGGTTGGCTGGGGTGCTTGAACCTGCGGCGTAATCTTCAACTGCTGTAGATACTCGGAGAACGGTCCTTCTTGTTGTGCCATGAGTCTTTACCGATAACTGAGGTAGTTAGATATATTAGAAGGAGCCTGGGGTGATTGATAATTAAATGGACTGGGCGAGCCAGAGAACCCAGGAAAGCCAGAGAAGAGAGTAGATCCCGCTGGCTGAATAGGTACGCCACCCATGGTCGGCATGCTTAGCGAGCCAAGCGATGTGGCGAATTGCGGGATTGCCGGAACTAGATCCTTAGGCGACCAAGTCTTCGCCGCTCCCGCCGCGCCTCCCTTTCCTCCCATCAATCCGCCGGTCACCAGACCGCCAGCCAAGCCAGCCATGCTGCCAAGCAAGCCAAGCTGAGAAGCCTTCTGCTGCTGCTGTATCTGCATGATCTGTTGGTTCGTACTGGCAGCGCCTTCAACTCCACGGTAGCCAGCGCCAGCCGTAGACAGCCCAGTGCTTCCGCTTTCAGCCGCCAACCCCTGCAAGGCTGGAAAAGCAGATAAGTATTGCTGATTCAAGAGCGCAGCTTGCTGCCCACCGGCCTCACGCCCCAACTGGCCCAGCGCAGCCGTTCGCGCCGCGCCAGGAGCCATCTCCATAATATTAGCCCGAGCCTGCTGCGTAGCCCTCGCCAAATTCCCCAGCGGAACTGCGGAGGCAGTCATGAGCTTAGTTGGATCACCCGACGCTAACTGAGTGTAATGGTCTATGACAGGAGCTTGGAGCTGGCGGCGCTGAGCCAAATCCTGTTTAGACTGGTCCATAAAGAACCGGCCCATCTCCTCCTGCGTTCTACTTAAACCTTCCTGGCGCTGTTGTGATGCTTTGCGATTTCCCGCACCCATAAATAAAAGGAGACTCCTCTACCCAATTGTAGGTTTTGGAGTCTCCTAATATCAAAGTAAAATGCTAGCCGAGAGCCGCCATGAGCTTCGCCTGCAAAGTATCACAGTAGGCTTGGTTCATTAACAGGTATTGAATTGCCCGGTCCTTGCCCTGCACCCTCTCTTCGTTTACGGTATACCAAGCGCCAGCACGTTCGATATCCCCGGAATCAATCCCCAAGTCCAAGAGATCCCGCTCCCTAGAGAACCCCTCGCCATAGACCACCTCGGGTTCGCACTCCTTAAAGGGCGGAGCGATCTTATTCTTGACAATTTTGACTTTTACCGTGTTGCCGACGACCTCCTCTCCATCCTTCTGCAACGTGGACCGCGAGGCCTCGATCCGCATGGACGCGAAGAATTTCAATGCCCTTCCGCCCGGAGTGGTGTTCGGACTCCCGTAAGTCACCCCAATCTTCTCGCGAATCTGGTTAATCATTACAAGAGCAGTATTTGATTCCAAGGCCAGCTTGGCAAACTGAGGGCAGGCTTTACTCATTAATCGCGGAAGAACTCCAACATTCGCATCTCCCATCTCACCTTCCGAGACGACCCTGGGAGTAAGCGAAGCCACTGAATCTAAAACGATTAAGCCAAACGCACCCGACTCAAGCGCAAATTTTATGACATCCAGACCCTGCTCTCCGGTATCGGGCTGGCAGACCGCAAGATCATCTAGATTGATTCCCAAGTTCTTGGCGTATTTCGGATCTAGGGCATGTTCCGTATCTACAAAGAGAACGCCCTCGCCTCCCTTTTGGCAATTGGCCGCAGCGTGAAGAGCCAGTGTCGTCTTGCCAGAAGACTCTGCTCCATAAACTTCAGTAATTCGACCACGCGGAAAGCCACCCACGCCTGTGGCTATGTCAATCTTTGGGGAACCAGTGGAGAAAACATCCACCTTTTGCCGCTTATCACTCGCCGTAATGATTACGGATTGCCCATGTTCCTTCCTTGCCGCCTGAAGGAACTTTTCAAGTTTCTCTTTTCTGCTGTTTTTTTCGTCGCTCATTCCACTGCTCCTTTGTGATTGATGAGGTCACACAAGCGTCGATCTTGCCCTGATAGGTGCAAAAATTCTCGACAGGCTCATATGTCCTTAGCCCTAATCTTTTGGCGTACACAATCGCTGGCCTATTCGATAGGGGAGTAGTCCCAAAAAGAAAGTCCACTTTGCATACGTCAAAAGAATAGTCTAACATCAGACGCCCCGCCTGTAAAGCCTCGAAAACATTGCAGTTATCCATGAAGCCGAACCCCAACTCAGCCTTCGTCAGGGTCGGCTCCACGCCAATAATAAGCGGGTTTTCCACCCACCCAGCGCCAATCAGTTCATCTCCGCGAAACGCCCCATAGAAGATGGCCGTCTTCATGGCCCAATCAAGGGCGAATTTCAGGTCGTGCGGAAATGTGTAAAATACTTGGTTTGCTCGGCCCGACTGAAGCATGTTCAAGTACCACAGGCCGATTAGGTTTGGCGATTGATTGATTGGCTGTATTGTTATCATTTTTCTCAAACCGATAGACCATTACGAACGATGGCTCAATATGGATCGGCAGTCCAGTATTGTTCAACCAGACCGCCATCTTTACTAGCAACATGTTATCGGGCTGCAAAAGCCCGCCAATCGAGACATCGTAATCAAAGGCAGAGCGACGCACCTCCCCGCCGGTAGCGTCTTGGATATAGAGCATTGTATTGTCAGCGCCTAAATCCATGCGAATGCTTCCGTCCGGCGCGGTAGTCTGCAACCCAAACAGAACCCCGGCAAAAGTCCCTGGTTTTACTTGGCCGATCGGCCAAAGAAGAAGATCTCCATATACCTTGAGAATTCGTACTCGATACCCAGCGGGGGGGTTGAATTTGATGATCTTGACGACAGACCCTGCTGTTCCCCACGTGTCTGGTCGATTGTCTGGCGAGCCTAAGAGATCGACCGTGAAGTTCGTGGCCGCTGAATGGGTTTGCGCTGTTGTCGGAATCATGCAAATCAATAGCAAAGCTAGCGTCTTCATTAGGACAACTCTAGCTGTTTTTTGATCGGAAGAACCCATTCAAGGTCATTCGGACTGAATCCTTTATGGGTCTTGATGAGATCGTAGAGCTTTTTTCGTTCTTCTTTTTCCAGTTCGATCTTTTCGACTCCAGCCGCCGCAGCGGAGACCTCGTCGATAATCAGTTCGCCAGAAGGCAAAGATCGAAGAAACGATTCCTTGTCTTCCAGTTTTACCTTATTGCGGATATCAAAAAAGACCTCGATCTCCTCGACCGAGCCGCGCTGCTGACCGAGGAGAATTTCAAGAAAGATGCGTTGACGAATACTGAATTCAAGTGCTGCCATAGATTGATTATACTATGTGATCGCCGTAATGATTCCGTTTCGGATGGTAAGCGTATTGCTCGTCGAGATATCAAAAGTGCCGTCAATGCCTTGATACCAAGTACCACCATCGTTGGTCCAGTAATTGTATGAGTATACATTTGACCATCCCTGTCCGTTATACCCAAGACTAATGCCATTATTTGTAAATGGCGCAAAATAGCTCCCATCAACAAACGTATACCGCCCCGACCCCGGTCGAATATAGATGTCGTATGAAGAATCGTTGTTGTCTAGATACAGATTGTTGTCGCTAGCGATAGTAAGGCAAACTCTTGCAGTGCCTCCAGTATCTTTAATCAGTATTCCATTACTTGATCCATTCGCCAGAGTCAGACTATTGAACGTAACGCTGCTTGTCGTTGCAATACTTTGAGGCAGACTGAGTGTCACGCCTCCGGTAGACGCAGAAGCAATAACTTGATTACTTGTTCCAGTGATTGAAGTGACGCCAGAATTGGTAATCGTTGCTGTCGTAGTTCCGCTAATTGATATTCCGGTGCCAGGAGAGAGCCGACTTACGATGTTCTGCCACTGAACACCGCTGCCGGTGCTTGCAAATAACTGACCACTTGACCCCGTTGACCCACCCGCCGTAACTGCCCCAGACAGTGTGATTCCGTATGTGTATACATTCCCAAATCGAAGAGCAGGCTGTCCGATATCTCCAACACTATCGGTATAGACATTGTACTGGGTAGCGTTCATCGTGGTTCCGCTCACGGTAGAGGCTGAAACCATATTGGTTATAGTGATCGCGTCTCCCCAAATAGAGGACCATCTGGCCGTTGTTAAGCCGAGAGATGGAAGCGTTATGTCATTTACCGCATCTCCGCTTGCCGTACTCCTGAGAGACGGTATTAAATTAGTAAAGAGGTTTGTCGTATTATCGGGAAGTCCCACTATCTGGCGACTACCGCTAATCCATCGAGATCCTGCGTTGTCTCGAATCGTGTAAGAACTGGCACTAATCGAAGCTACAGCTTGGTGATTCCAAAAACCAGACCCGCCGCTGATATCCGCTACGTCCAGTTTTCGTACCTTAACGTAGTTATTGGCCACTCCTGCGGGGGCGGCCTCAATATTCTCGACATACAAAGTCTGAAAATAATTAGCCGAACTCCCAATATCGGCGACAGAGGGCGCTGTCACCAAAAGATTAGAGGTTAATGTAATCTGGTTGAATGCTACATTACTTGTGGTTGCAATACTCTGGGGTAAACTCAGCGTGATCGAGCCGGTTGAAGCTGACGCGATCACTTGATTGGCTGTTCCCGTGATTGAAGTGACGCCCGAGTTGGTCACCGTGACAGTATTCGTGGCGCTAGAGACTGAAATACCAGAGCCAGCGGCTATCGTAATCGCCGGTCCGGCCATTCCATTAATTGACGTCAGCGTACCAGCCGCCGCCGTAGTCCACTGAACGCCCGTTCCCGTACTGGTCAAGACCTGACCGCTAGTCCCGACAGAGCCGCCAGCGGTTATAGTTCCGCTAGCCGTTATATCCCGTACGCCTTGAAGCCTGCCTGTGGTGATAGAACCGCGCCATGTCCCCGTAGTATAGAGAGAATACTGCCCTTCCGCCTCAATTCCAGAAGTTCCAGTTGCGTCAGTGAGGATAAGTCGTCCGCAAGATCCCGGAGATACCTCCAAAAGCGCAGATGGAGATCCGGATGTTGTATCGTTTATTAGTATCGAGGCGTTCGATCCTCCTAACAAGCCAACTTGAATCAGCTTGGTAGATGCGGCAGTAAAAATCCGCATACCAGCAACGTACCCACCAGAGGTACTGTTGTCTATCGACGTAGTTATGCCATTGGCCGATAGAGAAAGAGTTGCGCCAACTATTTCAACTGAGCCAGTCCCTGCTGATGTTGCATATATCCTTGGCGTGGATGTCAAGCTGAGAGTCGGCGCAATTAGGAGGTTCTGGAAATAGCCGCCAGTAAAACTGACTG